ACCCGTTTGAATCGCTCAACACGGGGACGCCGGACGAGCCCGTTTATGACAGGGCGATCACGGCGGAGATGGAACGCACATTCAACAAGCTGCGCTACACCAACGGGGTGTTCAGCTCCGTCGGCGATGCGCTTGCGGTGACGGCGAACGGCAGCATGGGCGTGACGGTAGGGACGGGAGGATGCCACGTTGAGGGCGCGCTCATGTACAACACCGCACCGCTAAGGCTGACGCTTGAGGCGGCCGATGCCTCGCTTGCCCGCATTGACCGGGTGGCGGCAAGGTTTAACACGTCCACAAGCGTCAGGGCAGTCATCATCGCAGTCAAGACAGGGCAGGCAGCGACCAACCCGGTGGCGCCCGACCTTGTGCGGGAGCCCAATTTTTATGAGGTTGCCCTTGCCGATGTCTACGTCAAAAAAGGCGCGGCCTCGATCGCGGCCTCGGCAATCACCGACCAGAGGCTGAACAGCGCGCTGTGCGGGTACGTCATGGCGGCAATCCCGACGCCGGTGGACACAAGCGGGCTGTGGCGGCAGTACCAGGCGAGCCTCAATGAGTGGCTCGACACCGTGGCGGGCGCGCTCGACGGCACGCTTGCGGGGAACCTGCAGAACCAGCTGGGCGCATTAAAGGAAACCGTTGGAGCAAGCGTGGTCGGCGCCGGCGATGTGCTGAACCTGCCGGTGGCGGCGTCGCTGTACACGGGGCAATCCGAAAAGACGGGGAAACTGGTCATAAAGCTCCCGCAAGGGTTTGTCGGGACAATGGTCAAGTTTACCGTTGAAGTCCTGGGGCATTACGGCGAATCGCTGGCCGAATATGATGTTTTTGGGCAGGTTTACAGCGGCGGCACCTGGTCGCATGTTTCCTCGGCGATAGCCCGCGGCTGGGGCCCGCTGTCCAACCTGCCGGTGGCGTTCGGGAAGGAGGGCGGCAAGGCTGCAATCGCCATAGGGGAACCCAATACAAAATGGAATACCTACAGCGCCGCCAAGGTCAAGGATTTCACGGGGTACTTTGCAAAACATGGTTATGCCGACTGGGCCCAGGGCTGGAATCTGTCAATCGGGGCGCCGGCCGGGGAGTACACGGTTGCCGGGGATGCCCCGGCTGACTACCAGGTATCCGCCGAAACGGTGAAGATGTTCGCGGACGCGGGATACCCGATAACGTAAGAAAGGAAGGAGGAGCAGGATGGCAGCATCAAAAATAGACAAGGCGCTCCAGCAGCTGTTCAGGCAGTCAGTGAAGGCCGTGAAGCTGTGGGAGAACGCAAGCCCCGCAAGCGCATTCCCGGCACAGAAAATCAGCCTCGGCCTGGCGGGCTATGACAGCATCATGACGATTTACAGGCCGTCAGCTTCAGGCGAAAACGTCAAGGAAGGGGCGGGATTGAAAACGGCACTGACAGCCGTGATTAACATTGCATCCGCTTCAACGGTGTTTTTTGCATCGAGGGGCGTGTCCGCTGGCGGCAGCGGCGTGGAATTTAAAAACACCTTTGGGAAGACAGGCACGACCGGGACGCCGGCGCAGAACGCGGAAATGAACAGGTACTGCGTCCCCGTGAAAATTTATGGCGTGAAATTCATTGAAGGGCCCGGTTAAAACCGCAAGGCGCTTCCTGCGTAAAAGGGGGGCGATTCATGGTGGGCATGGAACGCACGGCAAGGCGGTGCGGCCAGCTTTTAAAAATGGGCCTGGACACAAACGGGGAGGCGCCGGGGCGCATTTACGGGATAAAACTATAAAAGGAGGGAACAGAATGTACGCATTAAACTTAGGGGAAGGCGGGCGCATCCTGTCCGCCTGCGTGGTCCTGCCCACCGGAAGTTACGGAGGCATGCCGCAGGCGGGCCATTTGCCGGAAGGCGACGTGTCGGATTACAGGTACGAGGGCGGGGAATACGTCCGTGACCCGCTGCCAGTGCCGGAGCCGCCGGAAGAAGTGCCGACGGCGGAAGAAGATATCCAGGGGCTGGTGGTCGACCACGAGTACAGGCTGACGCTGCTGGAACTGGGGATCACGGAATAAAAGGAAAAGGAAGGAGGCGGGAGGATGCTTTACAGGACATTGAAACGGCTGATAGGGCTGGGCAGGACGGAAGGGCTTGCCGAAAAAATCGACGTTTTTTTCGCGGCGGGGAAGCTGACGGAAACGGAGTACAATGAGCTGGCAGGGATGGCCAGCGAGTAACGCAGGGCAGCACGGGGAGGCTGTTTTTTTAGCAAAGGAAAGGAAGGAAAAGGAAATGAACAAGGAAGCATCGATGGCGATAGCAAGGCTGGCCGTGATGGCAGTCCTGGCAGTGAACATGGCGCTGACGGCGGCGGGGAAGAACCCGCTCCCGTTCAACGAGGCGGCAGCAACCGAATGGCTGGCGTATGCCCTGGCGGGGCTGTCCGCATTGTGGGCATGGTGGAAGAACAACAACGTCACCAAAAACGCCCAGCAGGCGCAGGAAACGCTCAGGGTGCTGAAAACGGATTTTAAGGACGACGGGGAACAGGAGGGATAAAATGCTTGCGGCAAAACAGTACCAGGCAAACCTGAAACATTATTACGGCTATTACGCGGGCGCAGTGGACGGCAAAAAAGGCGCTAAAACTACAGCGGCAGTCAGGGCGTTCCAGGCTGCGCACGGGCTGAAGGCTGACGGCATCTACGGGGAAAAGACCAATGCCAAGCTGGTCGCTGTCATCAAGTCCTTGCAGGCAAGGCTTGGCGTCGCGCAGGACGGCATCATGGGCGCAAGGACCGTGGCCGCAATCAAGGCCGTGCAGAAAAAACACGGGCTCGTGCAGGACGGCATAGCGGGGGCAAAGACCTTCGCGGCACTGGGTGGCGCTTCTGGCGCTTCCGGTGCATGGGGCGGCTCGGCGCATTTCAGGAAATCCGAAATGAAATGCAAGTGCGGCGGGAAATACTGCGACGGCTACCCGGCGGGCATCGACGCGAAGCTGATGGGCATACTGGAAGGGCTGCGCAGCCATTACGGCAAGCCCGTCACGATCAGGTCCGGGCTTAGGTGCGGCAGGCACAACGCGGCGGCCGGCGGCGCGAAAAACTCAAAGCACAAAACCGGGAAGGCGGCGGACATCTACATCCCCGGCACCTGCGACACGGCGGCAGGGCGGGACAAGGTCAAGGCGAAGGCCTATGCCCTCGGCGCGGCGTACTCGTACTGCAACACGGAGGGCATGGGCAAGTCCGTCCACGTCAACACATAGGAGGAATGCCATGGACAGCGGATACCTGTTAAGGAAGGAGCATGAAGAATTTGCGCTGCGGGTGCAGGAGGAAAACGAACGGCAGAACCACAGGCTGGCGGGGCTGGCAGGGGCAGCGCCGGACGGCCAGGCGGGAAAGCAGACTGTCACGGCTATGCAGGGGCTTTTGCAGGGCAAGGGCTTCCCGTGCGGGCAGACTGACGGGTACATGGGCGCAAAAACCGTCAGGGTATGGCAGCGCTACATCAACAGCAGGCTGTAGGAGGGGGAGCTATGGACACGGAAATCATCGTTGCCGCCATTGCGGCGGCGGGAGGCCTTTTAGGCTCCCTGTTCGGCGTGATCGCAGCCAGCAGGCTGACAAGCTACAGGATCGGGCAACTTGAAAAGAAAGTGGACAAGCACAACAACCTCGTGGAGCGCACTTATTTGCTTGAACAGGCGGTGGGCATTAATAAAGAAAAGATAAAAGTTGTAAACCACAGGGTCAGCGACCTTGAAGAATTTCATAAATAATTTTCAAAACCCCTTGACTTTTGTCATGACATAGTATATAATATAATTACAGTTAAGGGAAAACTTAACAAGTAAGGCAGGCAAGAAGCCGGAAAGGAGACAATATGCAGGGCATGGGAATGACAGACAAGCAGTTCAACGGGTTCATCCGATTTCTGATAGACGACCTGAAAGAGGCAAAGGAAGAAACGGATGAAAAAAAGAAAAACCAAAGGCTTGAAAAGATTTTGGACAACCTTCAAAGCACTTTGGAAGACTAAAAAGGGGCATAACCCAGCAAAACAGTAAAGGGCGGGCTTGCCACCGCCCAATTACTAAATATATATTATCATATATATGTTTATCATGGCAAGGGTCAAGAGGTGATGAAAATAGAAAAGAAACGGATGGGCAGGCCTACTGACAATCCTAAAAGCTACCGGGAAAGTTTCAGGCTTTCCGAAGAAGATATGCAAAAGATAAGATTTTGCATGGAAAAAACCGGGATGACGAAAACCGATATCATCAGGAAAGGAATCGATTGTGTCTGCCAGGAATTACAGAAATAAGAAATAAACGGGCTGAAACTGTTGTGCAGCCCGTTTATTTTTTTGCGAAGCGCCTTTTGTAAATTATCATATTGTAAAATAATAAAAAATCCCAACGAACATTTAAAAATGTTAATTGAGATTTTGGACGAGCTAGCCGCAAAGCCCTCACAGGGAGGATGAAATCCTCCCTGTGAGACAACATCCTAACGTGATTACAAATAAAAGGCAGCAATGATTTTACGAAGGCGGTCAAACATTTGGCTGAAAAGCAAATTTCTCTGGCATCGCTTATATGATACTGCCCTGGAAGGCAACGGCCTTGCCGAGAATCCGTATGTGATCCAGTTGCCCGCCCTTATAGCATTCCGGCGGGTATTGCGGGTTTTCGGACAGGAGCATCAGCAGGCTTTCGTCTTTGAAATAGTAAACCCGTTTTAATGACACTTCATCGTCCATTGCAACGGCGGCAACTTCCCCGTTGTCCACCGTGCTGGTCTTTTTGATAAATACGATGTCCCCGTCAAGTATCCTGGCGCCAATCATGCTGTCCCCCCTGGCTTTGAGGCAGAAATCAGCGTCAATGCCCGTGCCTGCGAGGACATAGCTTTCCCTGTCCTCGCCGTAGAACAAAAGTTCTCCATTGGCTAATCCGGCCAGCAGGGGGATTTTCTCCGCTGGGAGGGGAGTTGTATTGCCGCGGGGATTGAGGCCGCCGGTGGCATTATTAGTGAAATCATGTTCTTCTATCAGGTCAGAGCGATTGACATTAAAGTATTTTGCTAAAATTTCAATCTTATCCATTCTTGGAAGCCTTGTTCCATTACACCATGTAGAAACAGCGGATTTATTGAATTTTAAATCATTAATCAAATCTATTTGGTTTTTGTTATTTAACGCCATGTGTCTCTTTAGGTTTTCGGAAAAAATTCTTTTATATTGATCATCATTCATAATTAGAAAAATCCTCCCTGTATAGAAAAGTATATTACATAAAGTAGAAAAAATCAATACAAAAATTAAAAAAAAGTTTACAAAAAGTATTGACATCTACATAAAGTAGAGTTATAATAAAATTACAGACAAGAGGAAAGGAGAAAACGATATGAAAGATGAAAAAGAAAAGCTATCCAAAAAGGAAATAGCAAATATCGTTATCCAAAGTGTTGCCACCATTGCCGCTTTGATAACAGCTATTAAGTCCTAAAGGATAGCCAAGGGCAGGGGCGGAAGCCCCCGTCCTTGTAAAAAGTCTATCATATCGTAATAGATAAGTCAATAGATAGGGAGGGTTATCATGAACAAGGCAAGAAACTGGCTGGCAGGGGCATTAGGCGTAAATCTGGTAATAGCAATAACGCTTGAATGGACGGTGTTTTGTAAAGTGGCTGTTTCGTTGAATGCGTTGGCGTTGCTGGGGTGCATCGTCAGGGATTTGGTTAGGCGGTAGGCTGGGGAGACGGATAGGCGGCAAAGAAAAAGCGGGCTTGTTTTTTATTTATTAATTTCTGGTTTGTCCGTCCTGCCGAGGAGGTAGTCAACGGAGCAGCCGAGGTAGTCGGCGATTTTGGCGAGATTTATAGAAGACATGGCCTTTCCTTTTGCCATTTCAGATACGGCGTTAATGCCGAGATGGCATTCTGAAAGAAGGGTTTTCATGGGAATTTTCTTGGCTTTTGAAGTTTGTTTTATGCGAAAAGCAATTAGTTCTAAATCATACATGACACACCCCTCCTAAAAAATCACGCTAAAACATGAAAAAAGTATTTACAATCACGCAATAACATGATATAATATAACCAAGTTAAGAAATTAACTAAAATATACCAGAACAGGAGGCAAAAAGCAATGGGCAGGAAAAAGAAAAACCGCAAAGAGGACACCAACGTTGAAAAAATCATCCTCGTCACGGTTTTAATTCAGCTCATCAGCGCAATCATAACACTGATTGATAAGCTGATTGAGTAAGGAGGGCAGGGGCGAAAGCCCCGCCCTAAGAGAATGATAACTTTTTCACGGCTCGTTGTCAATATAAATCGTCACAGGGAGAGGAGGAAGGAAATGGAGATCATAGGAATTGTAGCGGACATTGGCATTATTATCGCAGATATCGTGCTGATCGCAGTAATCGTCAGGAGGTGGAAGAACTAGAAGGCGCTGGGAAAGCATTTGATTCATGAAAAAAGGAAGTCGCGCAAGCTCATTTGGCGGACGAGCGGAAATCCTGGAATCAGCAAAGCCCGCTTTGATGGTTTGGAAGCGGGCGAAAGCCCCGTTCTTGCAGGCTGGGGTGCATGGAGCAACAGATGCTTGCAGTGAAATGCCGCCGCCCCTCATGCGATGGGCATCGAGGGGCGGCGGTTTCTTTTATGCGGCAAAACGGCATGGCTTCAACAAAAAGGAGATTGTCAGTGCGTTTTTCAAGCATTTTCCCCGCTTTCCATTCTTCTCTTTATGGCTTGTTTTCTATATTCGTTTGCGCTTTCCCCAGCTGCTTCCGCTTTCTCTTTGGCCGCCGCTTTTTTTATTTTGCGGCCAGCCCTGGCGATGGGGGCTTTCGTATTTTATTTGCCAGGCCGATTGGTATGCCGGTGCTATGTACTGGGATTACTTCAACCTAATTGCCTTTTTTCATCACATGATGGCTTCCTCTTACCCTGGTCGCTTCCCAGCCATCTTTTTTGAACAGCTTTACAAGCTCTTTGCCTTTCATAACCAACCGCCTTACAATGCATATTATATTACATAAATTACGTATTGCTAATATGTATTATCTAATTTACGTAATATATATTGCATATTCATACCTTCCTCTTCTCATAAAAAAATTATGCTTTTTTTAATTAGTACGAAATATGTATTGACATAGTACGAAATATGTCGTATAATAAAGACAGTTAAGGGAGATACATAAACTTAACAAATAACTGGGCGGCAGGGAAAGGAAAAAAACATGGACGAAGAAATGAATGTAGGTGAAATCCTTAAAGAAACGGCAGAGGAAAATCAGACGAGAAAAATTCTTGAAATCTTAAATGAGAGTAAAGACCTTGCAGAAGCAAAGGAAAAAGTAAAAGCCTTACTCAATAAATAGTAAGGCTTCCAAGAAACAGAAAGGGCGGCGGACTTGCCAAAGCCGCCCATATCTGTAAAATAGATTATACACGATTTGGCAAGGGAAAGGAAGAGGGCATAAATGCCAAAAATAAAAAAAGAGTTCGACCAAGTGAAGTATCAGAACGAATACAAGAAAAGAACTTATGACCGCATGGAATTGCTTGTGCCAAAGGGGGAAAAGGCAATTATAAAAGAAAGGGCAGCGGCGGCAGGGCAAAGCGTGAATGAGTTTGTATATTCGGCGGTAAAAGATAAAATGGAAGCAGCAGAACAAGAAGAATAAAAAGATCGCTTTTTCACGGCTCGTTGCCAACATGGACCGTCACAAGGAGAGAAAGAAGAAAATGAAGGTCATAGGAATGGTAGCGGACATTGGCATTATTATTGCGGATATCGTGCTGATCGCAGTAATCGTCAGGAGGTGGAAAAAATAGAAGACGCCGGGGAAGCTTTTGCTGCATGAAAAAAGGAAATTACGCAAGCTTATTTGGCAGACGAGAGAAAATCCTGAAATCGGACAAGGCCCGCTTTGATGGTTTGGAAGCGGGCGAAAGCCCCGTTCTTGCAGGCTGGGGTGCATGGAGCAACAGATGCTCGCAGTGAAATGCCGCCGCCCCTCGATGCCCATCGCATGAGGGGCGGCGGTTTTTTATGCGGCAAAACGGCATGGCTTTCATAAAACGGATTTCAACAATGCATTTTTCAAGCATTTTTCCCGCTTTCCATTCTTCTCTTTATGGCCTGGTTTATATATTCGTTTACGCTTTCCCCGGCTGCTTCCGCTTTCTCTTTGATCGCCGCTTTTTCGCCTTTGGGTACGGTTAAATTGATGCGGTCGTACTTTTCTTTGATGAATTTGTTTTGGTATTTGATCTGGTCAAATTCTTTTTTTTCTTTTTGCATCCGTTTCCCTCTTCCTTTTTCTTGCCAAATGATATACAATATATTTTACAGTCTGGGCGGCTTTGGCAAGTCCGCCGCCCTTTCTGTTTTCCGGAAGCCTATTCGTTAGGCTTTTCTTCTTTTCTAGGCTTTGCATCCACGATTCTTCTGATTAAATCCAAAATTTCATGTTCGCTATGCCCTTTTTCATCACACCATTCAATGACTTCTTTTATTTCCTTTTTGTCCATGTCTTCCATGCTGTTCTCCTTTCTCGCTTGCCCGGTATTCATTAAGCTTATGGATTTCGCTTAACTATCTTTATTATACTACATATTGCACAATATGTCAATGCGTATTGCAGCGTATTTTAAAAAAGTTTGGCGAAAAGATAGAAACGCAATTTATTTTTTGATGTGTTTTTCGTTTATGGCGAATGGTTTCAATCGATGTTTGCTGGCTGCAGCATAAGGCCTGTCGACATCTGGATGCAGGGCTTCCAATAAGAATATAATTCCGGATTGGTTTGCAACTGGCACGGAATCGCCATTGGGGAGATGGCGGGCAGGCTGGCTTCTGATCGTAGGCGGCATCCCCCTAATTGTTGTTGCGGCGCGACGGGGAATAACGATTTCTCCTTATGTGCCAAGATAATGCGGTTTTGATAGAATCATACTAATTTTAGGGTAAAATCCATTGACGTTTGAATGCCGGAATGTTACGATTGCAAAGTAAGGAGGGAAAGGCAGTGATACGGTATAAAATAGATGTTTTTGAAGAGATGAAAAAGCACGGGTTTAACCAGACGCGGATACAAAAGGAGAATTTATTGCCGCGCCAGACAATGACAAATATAAAGGCTGGGAAAAGCATAACGTTGGATACGCTTAATAAAATTTGCATCATGTGCAGAAAGCAGCCAGGGGACATTATAGAGATGGTCATAACGGATGAAGAAAAATTGAAATATTTTTAAAAAATATTTGAAGTTATACCAATATTAGTATAATACAATTAAGTTAAGGCATTAACTTAATTGCTGGGCAAGCAGAGAAAGGAGAAAACAATGGAAAACATGACGGACAAGCAGCTTGGCAAAATACTGAAAATGGTAGCTATGATCCTGGATGGATGTGAAGATTTAGCAGAAGCAAAAGCGAAAGTAGCAGAACTTCTCGAAAAAGAAAAGCCTGCTGAATAGGCAGCAGGCTAAGAAAATGTTTGGGGCGGGCTTGTCACCGCCTTTTTGTTATTATACAAAAAATGATGCCGGAGGCAATGATATCTTTCATGCAATGCGTTGCTTATATGGATATTGAAAGGGATGCAAAGGTTAATAATGACCTCTTTTGGGGCGTGATAAACAGGCTGGATTTTGGGCAAGGGAAGCGCCTCGCCAAGCAACAACGGGGAAGCATTTTATTTTATAATTCTTTAATAAAATGCAAAAAATTGCTTGATGATTATGCGTATTATGCGCATAATGTGATTTGCAAGGAGGTCGCAGCATGGGATTTTGGGAAATAAAAAAATATTTTAGCGGATGGATGGCGGTACAAGAAAGCAAAGGGTTCGCATTGTCAGTACACACACCCATCAAAGGCGGGCAAGGCCACAATTCCTAAGCATCCCGGAGACATTGCCCCGCAAATCGTCAAACAAATTTTCAAGCAGGCCGGGCTGTAAAACCCGGCGCTGCAATATCATAAAGGAGGTTTCGTCTATGAAATTAACGTATCCCGCTTGTTTCTATCCTTTTGAAGAAAAAAAGGGTGGCTTTACTGTTGAGGTTCCGGACCTTCCCGGTTGTGTCAGTGGAGGCGGCACACTAGCAGAAGCTATCCTCATGGGCATGGATGCCGCGTCTGGCTGGGTTCTCGATGAACTGGAGGATGGAAAGCCTGTGCCCGCAGCAAGCCCGTTGGAGGACATTACCCCCCGATCCGGGCGGCTTTGTGAGCCTGCTGGTTTTGGATATGGATGCTTATGCGGAAAAGTATGGAGAAAAGGCTGTAAGGAAAAACCTTACCATTCCTGCATGGCTCAATACATTTGCCGAAAAGAACCATATTAACTTTTCGCAAGTGCTTCAGGATTCTTTGATCGCCCTTTACAAACAGAAGCAGCAAGGCTAAGCGGCTGCCCCGGTTCGTTGGAGGACGGGGCAATGTTTTTTATGCGTGGAAAGCGCCGGGCGGGGAGCGCCGGGTGTTTCTTTGATAATCATCGGCAGGATTTTTTTATGAAAAACAAGGAAATGTTGTGAACGGGCGTAATTTCGCCCAGGCCTGCTAAAATCCTGCGTCCTATTTTCCGTCTTTTTCTTTTATGCTTAAAGAAAGAGGAGGCGAAAAACATGGAAAAAAGTAATTTATTGTCGAAAGAAACGGAAAATGTGCAAGAAATTGCGGGCGCTGCCCTTTCTGGGGGTTGTGAAAATGGGGGAGATGGCGGACAGGTGGATCATGAAGCCTTTCAAAGAATGTCGCTCATCTTATTCAGGCTGGGGATTACGATTAATTATGCAGGGTTTAATTATATGGCTTGTGCTGTTTCGCTTTGCATCCAAGAGCCTGACCGATTGCTCCTTGTAACCAAATGGCTTTACCCTGACATAGCCAGAAGGTATCACACAAGCCCTGAATGCGTGGAGCGGAACATCCGTACGATTTGCAGGATTTCCTGGGAACGCAATCCCGGTTTTCTTTGCGAGATGGCAAAGCGTTCGTTGGCTGAAAGGCCATCCAATACGGAGATGATCGCAATTTTGACAACGTACCTTTCATTTGATGACGGCTTGGGTGAAGGCTAAGTGATGCGGTATGCGGTAAACTTGTAAGCAAAGGGGCGGTTCATTTCGGTTTGTGTTCCGCCGTCGTTTTGTTTGGGGTGCAGATTTGTGAAAGCCGTCCGTTTATGGCAATGCCGCACGCCTCCGATTGTATTCCCTTTCATTGAGGGTGTTGTTTAAAATGGCATTTGTGTTTTCCTTCATGATTGCGCTGGCGCATGGGGTGTTTCTCCATATATAAAATAATGGAAAAAACGATAAAAAAGCAATTTTGCACTTGACAAAATACGTCGAATGACGTATAATAGAAACATGGAAAGGAGGTGGGGAAAGATGGATATAATAAAATCTCTGATAGACATGGTTACATCAATCGTTAGTTTGACCGCTTCGATTATAACATTAACCATAGTTACCAGAGATAAGAAGGGGAAGAAATAAAACTTCCCCGCCCCTTATGGGGCATATGTTTATTATATCATCCATCTTTATAATATGCAAATAGATATGATCATGCGAATCGTGAGCCTGTGCATCAGCATTGCGGCTTTAGCTGTTGCGGTTACGGCATTGAAAAGGAGCAAGAAATGATGAAGTTGTCGGAAATTATGAAGGAAAAGAAGGTTTCGTCAAAGCAGTTGGAAGAGATGACGGGGATCAGCGTCAGGACGATAGAGGGATATCGGAGCGGGCGCAGGGAGCCGAACTTAAAAAACGGCCTCATCATCGCTAAGGCGCTGGACCTTGATCCATATGAACTGTACGATGATATCAAATGAGAGGGCGGCGCATTGCCGCCTTTTCTGTGCAAAGAAAACCTTGTGCTTGGCGCAGGGGCGGGTTTTATCCGGACATCCTTTTGGCAGGGAATTGCTCTTCCATGAAATTTATTTTTTGTCTAAATTTGTCGAAAATAGTAGATTTATGAAAAGCAATGTGGTATAATAAATATAGAAGGAAACAGATAATCCTTCCTCCTTCTCGGATCAAGAAGGAGGGAAAAGATGAAGAAAAGAAATTTGTTGTCAGAAAACCTGAAAGCATACCAAAAGTCGCAGCAACTTTCCCTAATGGAATTTTCAGAAGAGCTTGATATACCGAAATCGACATTGAGAGCCATTTTACGGGATGGGAACACGACTCTTGAAACAGCGATTCATATTTCAGAACATATGGGCGTGGGGCTGGATGCTTTGGTATATGACACTCACTTTTCGGATAAGCAGTTTATCATCAAACACATAGACCAGTCAGGCAAATGGATCGCAGAATTTCCTGGGAAAAAGAAAGAGGCGATCGCCGCATTGCTTGCGGAAATCTGGCTGGAAATAAGCCGGTGAATGCCATATGCTTTTGAAAAGGCGCTGATGATGCTGTTTGGCTATAAGGATATGTATCATTTGACCGCAAGTATTTACAGCTTGCTGTCCACAGGGACGGGATACTCTCTAACCTGCTAGACAGAACGGTTATGCAGGTTAGGGAATATCTTTTACTCGATAAAATGGATGGCGCTTGGCATCTTGCCATCCACGGTTATTTTATCGATGCTGCTTCTCCAAAGGGATTTCTTCTCCGCACGGGATAATTTATTGTACAGGAGCGGAAAGTTTTGATCCGAGAGAAGCTGTATCACGTCTTTCGGGATGGAGGAGGGTTGTCTGTTTTCTGCTTTTAGGTCGGCTAGTTTTGCCTTGAGCTTCGATGACTGCTTCTGGTATTCTTCTTTTGAAATATTCCCCATGATGTATACATGGTTGAGCCGTTCAAGCTGTTTTTCGTATTTCTTCGGGCTGGCAGCAGCCTTATTTTTACTTTTTGCGGCAATCCTTAAAGAGTAACACGCAAGCGATTTTCCGATGTTGTCGAGAAGGTATGCTTCGATATCTTCTTCCTTGACCATGTGTTTATAGCTGCATCCTTGGTGATAATGGTAACGGCAGCGGTATCCAAGCGTTTTTTTATTGCTGGTGCAGCTTGCCATGACCCTGCCGCATTCGGGGCAGTATACCATGCCTGCAAACAGGTAGACTTTGTTTTTCTGTGCTGTCCTTGTGTGCATGCCGAATGCCTTCAATATTTCTGCGTGCTGTTCATGGGTGATGTAGGCGGGGCGGTAATCGGGGATTCCCTGGTATTCCCCGGTATATGCTATGTTTTTCAGGCGGCGGGCGATGGTGGTATCGGCGAGGGTCCGCCCATAGGTTTCGTTGATGTAATTCGTAACGATATAGCTGGATTTTGTGGCGAAGAACATGCGGAACATATCTTCGGTTTCCGCCTGCGTTTCCGGGTCTTTGACGATTCGTTTCACGCCGTCCGTTTTTTCGATCTTGTATCCGAATGGCTGCGTCCCGGTGTTGGGTTCTTTGTTCCTTACCTTCGCATTCAGCACGAATTTGACACGCTCTGACGTGTTGGCGGCTTCATCTTCTGCTATGGTGAGCTTGATATTGAGGTTCAGCCGCCCGGTTCTGGTCGTCGTGTCGTAATCTTCAAATACGCTTTCCCATTTCACGCCGTGCCGGTCGAGGATTTCCTGCGTGCGGTAGTAATCACCGACGTTACGGAACCACCTGTCGAGCTTGATGAAGATGATGATGTCGATGCGGCCTGATTCCACATCGCGCATCATCCGCTGGAAGTCGTGCCTTAGATGCGGTTTTTTGGAAGCGGATATGCCTTCATCGGCGTAAACATCGACGACCTTATAGCCTTTTTCTTCCGCATATTCCGTTAAGACCCTGCGTTGTTCGGGCAGGGAATAGCCTTCGCGGCGCTGCTCTGCGCTGGAAACCCTGATATAAATTGCACATCTCATGTTAGCACCTCTCTGCTTGTTTTTGAAAGCTTTAACCAATGCGCATCTTTGTCTGTGATGAATGTTTTAATCTGTATGCGTCTTTATGGAAGCGGCCGCTTTCGTGTATTTTTGGTAAAAATGGGCATAAAAATACCCAAAAACTTGTAATTTCTGGGCTGAGATGGTACAATTCTAATTGTCTAGGTTAGGGGTTGTACCATACAGCCTCATGCATTGCCCTCACTTGCGGTGGGGGCTTTGTTTTATTCATTCTTCTGTGATGGCCAATCATTCGTTCATTTCACCTTCCTCCTTTTAATGCTGGATATGTGAAAAATAACGTGACGGCATTGTAATATGCAGTGAATAAAACATATGTCGAAAATTGTCGAAACATTGAAACAAATGTTATTTTTATGGTAAAATACCGATACATTAACCGTGTGCGCACACCTAAATCATGATCAGCCGCAATCGGCAGATATTAATGGGAGGTGTTATAAATCATGGATTATAAGCAGCTTATTATTGAATTGCTCAGCAAAATCACGGATGAAGAATCGCTCAAAAGGATTTATAAGCTTGCTGAATATCTTTATCTACATAAGCCTGGAAACTAATCCGGGCTTTTTTTGATGTCGTCAATGATTTTTTTCACTACCTGCCATTCCGCTTTTCCCAGTCTTGCGAATGCGACAATGACGCTTTTCGCAAAATCGTCGTTAGATGTCATTACTGAATCTACGATTTTCTGGGCTTCATCGCTTCCATCTGCTTCTTGTTGCCCTCTTCCGTGTACAAGCCATTGGTAGCTGACCCCAAATTCTGTACAGATCAATTTATAGATCGGTTCTTTTTGTTCCGGTTTTTTTAGGCGGTTATATTCTATATTGCTGATCACATCGCCGCTGACCCCCAATTTTTCGCCGAAAGCCCTTCTTGATAATCCCAATTCTTTTCTTAATGCTTGTATCCGTTCATGTATTTCCACAAGTGAACCTCCTGTCCGGTCTCAATGTGGTTTCAGTATACCATTTTGATATTTGTTAGTCAACTAAAAAACAAACAAAAAACGAGTTGACAAACACAATATGGATTGATATACTTAGTCCATCAACAAAATGGAGGTGGGGGAGAATGAAAGAAAACAAAAGAAAGCTGATAAAAGATGTAGTTTGTGATTTAGACAAGCTTCCGCAGGAGAAAAGAAACCGGGTGCTGGATATCATGCAGGGCATGGTAATCATGGACGGCATATATAGATCAGGCAAGGATGATCGGGCGAAACAATCCGTGAAAACCGGCGGGGGATGGGAGTAGCAGGCACAAAATTTGGAAACCATAGGAAAAGGAGGTGGAAGCATGGGTTTAAATGTCAATAAGTTTTGCGAAACATTAAGCTATATCCTTAGCAACAAATATGATGCAGAGCTTACGGTTACCGCAGAGAAGAAAGATGAGGGCTGACAAGCCAGCCCTACATAGGAGGAAGGCATGAATGGGGCAGTGTTTGCAATTATAGTAATTGCGCTGATAGCGCTGGGATTTGAAGCGGGAAAGGATTCTGCGGCGGGGACGTGGAAACCGCAAGGGCGTACAAGGACGAGGCGGGCGCGGTGGCGGAAGCGGCAAGGCTGAACCGGGAGGGAAACAGGAAATGATGGTGAAGTTAAAGAAAAAAATTGAGAGGCTGGCGGGGATGCATCCGCGCAGGGAATGCCCATTTTGCGGACACAAAAAGCTCGAACGGGTATCCCGGTATTGCAATATGTGCGGGCGGGAGCTTGGCAGGATAAAAGGGGAAAAGGAGGGGGCATAATGGCGAAGCTGTATGAAATCATGCAGGAAATAGAAGGCTTTGAATTTGAAATCGACGAAGGGACGGGGGAAATCCTCAATGCAGACGCCTTGGATCTGCTGGAAATCGAAAGGGATGCAAAAATTGAAAATATCTGTCTCTGGATCAAAAACCTCAGGGCGGACGCAAGGGCGTACAAGGACGAAGAAGAAAGCTTCCGGGCAAGGAAAAAGGCGGCGGAAAACAAGGTTGAAGCATTAAAGGAATATATCCGGTACATATTGAACGGAAACAGTTTTAAAACCGGCCGGGTGTCCGTTTCTTACAGGAAGAGCAATGTCGTCGAATGTGACAATATCCTGGACGTGGATGACGATTATTTGAAATATGAGATGCCAAAGCTTGATAAGGCCAAAATTAAAGCGGCGATAAAGCAGGGAATCAAGGTGAAAGGCTGCCGCCTGGCAGAAAAACAAAACATACAAATCAAATAGGAGGGGGATATGGCGCTTGTAATATGCGTGATGGGAGAGAGCGGTTCAGGGAAGACTACATCGCTGCGAAATCTGCCGCCGGAAAAAACTCTGGTTCTGGATTGTGATGGGAAGGGGTTGTCGTGGAGCGGCTGGAGGAAGCAGTATAACGCAGGCAATAAGAATTATATGCGGGTATACAAGCCTGACACAGTAATGTCGATTATGGAACGTGTCCAGGATAAAGACTTGTCATCCGTAAAGTATCTTGCGATCGATACGCTCAACGGGATCATGGTCGGTGATGAAATGGACAGGATGAAGGAAAAGGGCTATGACAAATGGCAGGACCTGGCACAGTCCGTTTTTAAGATTGTCGTATACGCAAACATGATGCGGGAGGATTTGGCGGTCATATTCACGGCGCACACAGAGACAGTGAATGAAGAGAATGGGTATTCGTTTACCAGGATCAGAACCAGTGGGCGGAAGCTTTCCAGGATATGCCTTGAGAGCAAGTTCAACACAGTTTTGCTGGCCAGGTGCGTCGATGGGAAATACTTGTTTGAAACCCAGGCCAGGGACAGCACGGCAAAGTCGCCGATGGGCGCATTTGAAGAATTTGAAATTGAAAATGATATTGTGAAGGTTATAGGAGCATTGAAGGAATTTTAGGAGGGAAACGAAATGGAAAAGCCAAGGGATTTTGACACGGCGAAGGCATGGGGTGAATACGAGCCGCTTGCCGCAGGCGGGTATGTGTGCGAGATTGCCGGGGTCGAGGAGACCATGAGCAGCACAGGGAAGAAGATGATCAAGATTGCGCTGGACATTGCGGAAGGGGATGAGAAAGGCCGTTTCATGGAAGCGTACAAAAGCGATGCCAGGGAACATAAAAAATCGCCGGGCGGGGGCGTGGCATACCAGCTCGCAGAGGATGGCGAGGGCAATACGCATGGGCGGTTCAAGCAGTTCACGGATTGCGTGGCTGCATCCAATAAAGGATTTGAGATCGTGTGGGGCAAAGGATTTGGCGGGTGTTTTAAGGGCAAACTCGTGGGCGTCGTTTTCGGCAGGGAGCAGTATGAAAGCAGGGAAAACGGGCAGCTCCGCTGGGCGACAAAGCCGCAGTATTTTAAGACGGCAGAGGATATCAGGAACGGGAATTTCAGGATTCCAGACGACAGGCTGCTGGAAGGCAGGGAAACGGCTAGTCCCCTGAAAGGCTTCTTTCCAGCTAAGGAAGAGGATATTCCGTTTTAGCTATGAAGTATGCGCCTTTTGAAATTGAAAAGATGATGTCCAGCATGAAGATCCTCGTTGATACGCGGGAACATCCAAATGAAAAATTTGATAAACGGGCTGCGGGTTTTGGTTGTCCATGGGAACGGGTGAAGCTTGATTTCGGGGATTACAGCTGCAAGTATACAGCCCTTGATGGCAATGAGGTTTCAATGGCAGGAGCAGTAGCGGTAGAACGCAAGCAGGACGGAAACGAGCTGGCCATATGCCTTGGCGTCCAGCGCAACCGGTTTGAACGGGAATTTATGAGGGCAAAGGAAGCCGGGGCGAACATATACCTCTTGGTCGAAGGGGAGTGCTGGGAGAGCCTTTATGCCGGGCAGTACGGCAAGTCGGAAAAATACAGGAGCAAGCTGCCGCCGGGATCTTTAACGGCGAGCATCCATGCATGGCAGGCCCGCTATGGGATGAATGTGCAGTTTTGCCAGGAAGAGACCACGGGACGGCTGATTGCGGACATCTTGAAATATGAACTGAGGGAGAGGCTGGAATATGAGGAATGAAATAGCAAGGCAAATCACGGAATCCTTGCATCTCCGTGATGTGATGGAGTTTTACGGGGTCAGGTTTAATGGAAGGGGCTTTGCAATATGTCCTTTTCATGCAGAGAAAACGGCCAGCCTGTCGATAAAAAATGAGCATTATAAGTGTTTCGGATGCGGTGTATACGGTGATGCGGTCGATTTTGTGATGGCGTATCATGGGCTTGCTTTCACGCAGGCCGTGGTTAGGCTGGACAGTGATTTTCACCTTGGGATTACGGGCCGGAGGCCGGCATACAGGGAACGCATCCAGGCGGACGAAAATAGGCGCGTGGCTGATGCGGAATCCAAATGGAGGGCTGGGCTTATGTGCCAATACTCGTCCCTGTGCGACGTGCGCAGGGCGCTTTATGGGAGGTTTATCAGCGGTGAGGAATGGCTTGGGGGGATCATAGAACGGCTGGATGTTCTTTTGGATGATTTTACGGGAGAGGAGGCTTTGGCGTGGGAGATGGCAATCAGCGAAGCATGATCTATACGAAGGAATATTTCCTGGACAGCACGGAGCCTTATGAAAAGCTTTACCAGATGAAAAGCCCTTTTGAGCGGGAACGGAGCCTCACGAAAATGGCGGCTTTGGCATACAAGTGCGGCGTGAGGAATTTCAAGGCGATTTTTGCGGAGTATTGCAAGTCGGTAGCGCTGGCAAACAGCCAGGCGTATGCCGAAAATGTATCGAATTTTACCGGACAGGAGCTGGAGCTGAATACGGGAGGCTGGAAAGCGGATGACCTGGGCATTTCACGGTTTGGCGCAAGGGGATATGAGGAAATTGCCTGCGTGCATCCGCTCATGCCTGTAGAAAGGCTTGTGAACATCGATACGGGGATTGAAAAAACGCGGATCGCTTACTGTAAGGGCGGCCGGTGGAAAAGCAGGATCTGTGACAGAAGCCAGCTAGCAAGCGCACGATCCATTGTGGGGCTGGCAGATTACGGGATTGCGGTCACATCGGAAAATGCGAAGTTCTTAGTGCAGTATATATGTGATGTTGAACATTTGAATTATGACATGATTCCGGAGCATAATTCAGTGTCCCGCCTGGGCTGGATTGGGCAGAAAGATTTTTCTCCTTATGTGGATGGATTGATTTTTGATGGCGATGCTATATGCCGGGATTTCTATCATGCGGTGAGGCAGGAAGGCGATGCGCAGGAGTGGATCAGGTTTGTCAGGAAAATCAGGCTGGAAAACAATATCCCGGCTAAGATCGTGCTCGCATCTTCATTTGCGTCGGTATTGGTAGAGCCGTGTAACTGTAATGTGTTCTTTGTCCATTTAGGGGGCGGTTCGGGCAAT